ACAATAACAGGTGTCGCGAGAATTTCCGACGGGGATACCATTTCAATAGAGGAGACGAGGATCCGGTTGAATGGCATTGATGCGCCGGAGACCGATCAGGTCTGCCTAAATGAGGCTGAAAAGACCTACGCTTGCGGGATCGCAGCGCGCGAGGCGTTGGTCCGGTTGATTCACGGTCGCACCGTTTCCTGTACGGGTAGTGAGAGCGACCGCTATGACCGGCGCATCATGACCTGCTTTGTCGGCGAGACGGACATCAACGCCGCGATGGTAGCCGGCGGCTGGGCGCTCGCATTCAGGCGCTACTCGGATATCTATGTTGGCGAAGAAAAAGCCGCGCGCACAAAGCAGGCAGGTCTGTGGTCCGGCGCGTTCATTGCGCCGTGGGATTGGCGCCAGCGCGGCCCGCAAACCGAGATTCTTGGCACCCTGTCAGTGCCGATCGATGCGCAGCAGCACCTCCTTCCACAACCCGCAGCATCTACGAGTCCAGTCACTGGCTGTCAGATCAAGGGCAACATCAGCCGCAGCGGCACGCGGATCTATCACGTGCCGGGCCAGCAGGACTACGACAAGACCAGGATATCGGAGAGCAAGGGGGAGCGCTGGTTCTGCACCGAGGACGAGGCGCATGCGGCTGGGTGGCGCCGGGCGAGGAACTGATCGGCGACCAACCCGACGTCAATGCAGGGTCGGCGGCGGGAAACCGATGCCACTTTTCATCACCTGCCGACGTGCACGGGTGCAATCAAGCACGACGATGTTGATCTCCTTTTCAATGATCAACGTCAGCTCACGAACATGATTGAACGTTTGATCAAGATCGTCGGCCTTAGCTGATTTGCCGTCGTCCTTGGCCAGTTCACTGATGCCGGCCATCATCGCGCGGATTTCGCCGAGGGTATCGAGCGCAGAACTGGCTTTCCCCGGAAGGTCGATCCTGTCCTGGCCATTGAACAGCCCTTCGACGAAGCCATCCAGTTCCTGCCGGCGAAGCAGGGCGAGGTCACCAAGCTCCTGGCGGGTCGAACCAGTTATGGTCCGCGTCAGACGGAACGGGTCGGCGCGCTTCTGATGGCGGGTCAGGGAATTCCACAGACCGTTGATCAGGGCACCGATCAGCTCGTTGACGGCATCCATGCTCTCGAACTCTGGCAACTCGCCGCCCCAGAGATCCTTGACGATCTGCAATGGCTGTACAGGCACGGGCGTCGCGATGCTGCCAAGAAACCGGGTGCGAACCTCATGATAGGGCACCGGGCAGGAGTACTTCTCGAGCAGCCGTCGGATATGCTTTTCGTCCGCTGCTGGCGGTTTCGGCTTTTGTGCCATCCATGACCTCACCAATACTCTGGCATCGGCGCCAACGCACCGCAGCCAATCATTCTGTTTCAGTGAAGGCTGGCGGGGACGTGGTCAATCCCTCAGGGCTATCGGTCGTGAAATAGCGAACACGGGCCCCATCTGCTCCGCCCATGGCAGGTCTGCAACCGCAATCAGATCGTTGAGCGCCAACGCTGGCGGTATGCGGTGGACGAGCAGTTTCTCAAGAACCTCTGGTGACAAGTAGGCCAGCCGCATCATGCGGCTGACGAAGCGGTCAGTCACCTTCTCTGCGGTGGCGATATCGGCAATCGTCGACGCCTCGCCGCGCTCGAGCCTGCGCCGCCAGTTCCATGCGCGGGCGATGGCGCGTAGCACATGCGCATCCTGCGTCCGTGCCTTGGCGAGTCCATGGTCGGCCGGCGGCAGGATTTTCGGGCGCCCGTTCTTCTTGCGGACAGTGAGCGGGATCACCACACGGATGGTATTGTCCGTCATGCCGCGCTCCTTCCCGCCTGCGGTGCCATCATCTGGCGGGCGAGCGAGCCGATGCCGTCATGACGCAGGTCGACAGCGAGACCTGTCGAGCCAACCGTGATGCGCGCCACCAGCAGCTGGACGATGCGCGCCTGCTCGGCCGGAAACAGCGACGCCCACAAAGCATCGAACTCGCCAAGAGCGGCGATGACTGCCTTGGCGTCGACGTCCGGTATATCCAATTTCACCGCCGCGAGCGCCCGCGCTCGAACCTCGGGCGTTGCGATCATGCGTCGGATTTCATCGATGACGGCGCCCTCCACCATCCCTGCCGGAAGTCGCTGCGGCCCTGCCGCTTCCGTCGTCCGGCTCCGGATCAGGTCCATGGACGTATAGTAGCGATAGAGCTTGCTGCCCTTCCTGGTTGCCGTGGGCGTCATCGCCGAGCCGGTGTCGGTGAAGATCAGCCCCTTGAGCAGGGCCGGTGTCTGCGAGCGCGTATTTCCGGCGCGCTGGCGCGGACTGGTCTGCAGGATGGTGTGCACCTTGTCCCAGAGCGCACGGTCGATGATGGCCTCATGCTCGCCGGGATAGGATGTGCCCTTGTGCACCGCCTCGCCGATATAGACCCGGTTGTTGAGGAGCTTGTAGAGAAAGCCCTTATCGATTGGCTTGCCGCGTCGTGTGCGCACGTTCTCGGCAGCCAGCGTCTTCGCCAGCACCGTGGCCGAACCGATACCGACGAACCGCTCGAAGATCATGCGAACGGTGGCGGCCTCTGATTCTTCGATCAGCAGCTTGCGGTTTTCGACCCGATAGCCGAGCGGCACGAAGCCGCCCATCCACATGCCACGCTTGCGCGAGGCGGCGATCTTGTCGCGGATGCGTTCGCCGATCACCTCGCGCTCGAACTGGGCGAAGGACAACAGGATGTTTAGCGTCAGCCGCCCCATCGAGGTGGTGGTGTTGAACGACTGGGTCACGGAGACGAAGGTGACCTGATTGCGGTCGAAGATTTCCACCAGCTTGGCGAAATCCATCAGCGAGCGCGACAGGCGGTCGATCTTGTAGACAACAATGACGTCGATCAGCCCGGCCTCGACATCGGCCAGCAGCCGCTGCAGCGCCGGCCGCTCCAGCGTGCCGCCGGAATGACCGCCGTCATCATAGCGCTCGCGGATGGCGGCAAAACCTTCCGAGCGCTGGCTGGCGACATAGGCCTCGCAGGATTCGCGCTGGGCGTCGAGCGAGTTGAACTCCATGTCGAGCCCTTCCTCGCTCGACTTGCGGGTGTAGATTGCGCAACGCTGGCGTCGTGGGGCCTGTGCCATGGTCATCGTTCAGCCCTCCGCGCATCGGCCAGTCCGAAGAAGCGATAGCCGTTCCATTGCGTGCCGGTGATCGCCTTGGCCACGGCCGAAAGCGACTTGAACTTGCGCCCCTGGCAGTCGAAGCCGTCCTTCATCACGGTAACGGTGTGCTCGATGCCGTCCCATTCCCGGACCAGCCGTGTGCCGATGACCGGATTGCGCGGATCGGCAATGATCGCCCTGCGGTCCGACTTGCCGTCCACCTCGTCGGCTAGCAGATCCAGCATCTTGCGGGTCTCGCGGGAAAGTCCCCCAAGGCTCAGTTCCTGGATGCGCCAGGCCAGCCGCATCTCGAGATAGCCGCGGCTGTTGTTTGGCGCCGGCGCGGCGAACAGGGCCTCCCACTCGGCCTTCAGTTCCTTGACCGACATGCGCTTCAGGGCGGCCAGCCTGGCCAACACCGGCTTGTCCGCCGTGTTTTCATGCTGGTTCTGCGTCGATCCGGCTCGTTTTGTCGTTCCCGACATCATTGCCCTCCAACTCGGTTGCTCGGTTTGCGACGACCAACACGGCGTTTGAGGGCGAGAATGTCGAATGAACTGTCTCTGCCAGCGGCAGATAAATGACTGGACTGTTCGGCCAGGATACGCCTCAGCCCGGCGGCGAGGATCGCGCCGACTTCGGCAAGCCGCTCGTCGGCCGTCAAGTGGTCGGGTGACAAGGGGTTCGGGGTGGAGGAAATGTCGTGCATGAGACCGTTCGCAATCAACAATGACCAGCAAACGGTAGGCGTGAAACCAAGAAACACAAGCAGTTTCAATTGCTTGTCATGTTGTTGCGAAATCATGAGAACGGGATCGAAGTCCGTCCCAGTGGAAAAGCGTCGGCGCCAGGCAAAGGACCCGACCGACTCAGATCTCCCGGCCGAACCAACGGATACGCCCGATGATCCTGATCTCCTCGGCGGTGCGTTCATAGGGGCTGTAGAAGGTGTTGTCGGAAATGATGCGCACCTGCGGCGGCTCCGAGTTCGGGATGTGTTCCAGCCGCTTGGCGACGAGCCCCATGCCGTCGAACAGCACGAAGATCCCCGGCGGGGTCGGCATGCAGCGCGCAAGATCGACGAGAACGACGTCTCCGTCATGCAGCGTCGGCATCATGCTGTCGCCCTCCACATACATGATGCGCAGGTTTGCCGGGTTGGCACGCAGGCGATGCGTGATCCACGAATTCCGGAAGTGGTACGGCTCACCATTCTCCACTTCATCCGCGACGAGCTTGCCGCCGCCCATCGATGCCGTCACCTCGACCGACGGGATCGCCACGAACGGGTCCGCCTCTTCCTCCAGGGCGGGCTCATCCCCCTCGACCAGCCCCTTGCCATGCAGGAGCCAGTTGCGATCGACCTTGATGATCGCGGCCACCTTGTCGAGCTTTTCCAGGTTCGGCCGCTCCGAGCGTCCACGCATGATGTCGTAGACAAAGGACCTGTTGACGCGCGCCTGTTCGGCCACCTCGCGCGCGTTCAACCCCAGCTGTTCGGCTCGGGCTCTCAGTCGGTCGGCGATGGTGATGGTCATGGGTTTCGTCCGGTATGTGGATTTTGTGGATTAAAGAGGATTGATTCATCCGCGTCAAGAAAATAGAACATATCAGGAACGAAAATCTGCGGAGCGGGTGCGTGGGATGGTGGTTATCGAGAAGGATTATTTCGCACTGGACGAACTGGAAGAGCGATGGGAGGTGCCGCAGCGCGATCTGGTCTATCTCGCCGAGAACGGCCTGCTGAAGGTCTCGGTCCGCCTCTATGGGGCTCACCTCGAACATGGCAGCTACGAGGAGGTCGACGAAGGCCAGTGGTGCAGCATTCCCGACGAACAGGCCCCGTTCCACGGGCTCCAGGACCTTCGCACCCATGACGCCTACCGCCTGTTTCACGAGGGCGTGCTCCGGATCGATCGCTTCGACGCGCCAAAAGATCGGTACTGCGTCGTGCTGCAACCCGAGGATGGGCTTCTGATCCGCAAGGATGAACTGGTTGTCCGGCGTCAAGAGCGCGATCGCGCGGAGGCCAAGCACGGGCTGGGCGGCACGCGGCGAACATCCGAGCTCGTCTTCGAGCAACGGCACGATTTCAGCGAGATCATCCTCGGCGACCGGACCTTCATGCTGGGCCAGATCCAGGCGCGCGTCGTGCGCATTCTTCATGACGCGGCCTTGCGCGGAATTCCATGGCAGCATGGAAAGGCGGTGCTGGCCGAGGCCGGCTCTTCCTGCACGCGTCTGTCGGATCTGTTCAAGACGCAGCCGGAATGGCGCAGGCTGATCCAGTCCGACCGCCGCGGTCGCTATCGGCTGAATATCCGGTTCATCTGATCCCCCTCTCGCAAGCCCGGCTCTGTCGGGCCTTTTCGCATTCTGGTGTTGGCATCATCCCCTCGCCATCCCCCTGTCGATCCCCCTTTACGCGTAGAAATGGGTGAATCTGATCCCCTGACGATCCACTTCCGATCCCGACGACGCAATTCTGATCCTGCGCCATCCTCTCCTCAGGTTTTCTCAAGGACCCACGGAGAACGAGATGGCTACCAGACACCTCTCCCAGATCGAGCTGGCCGCTCGCTGGAACATTTCGCATCGCACGCTGGAACGCTGGCGCTGGACGAGTGAAGGCCCGCAATACGTCAAGCTCGGCGGCCGCGTCGTCTACCGACTCGAGGACGTCGAAGCCTACGAGGCCGAGCAGATCCGCCAGAGCACATCCGGCCATCGCCATCAGGCTACAGCGTGAGGGCGTGGCGATGACGATACCCAACCACATCACCCTCGACGATCTGCGTACCATGCAGATTGGCGAAATCGTCGCTCTGCCGGCCGAGCAGCTCGCCCTTCTGCAGGACGCGGCCAACGAGGCGCTGCGCAGTGCGAAGTCAGTCAGCGACTGGCTCGAAGGCGCCATCGCACTCAAATACACCGACCGCGCCGTGATGGCGCGCATGGAGGCGAGCAAGGACACCGGAACCGTCCGCTTTGACGACGACGCGGTCACCGTGATCGCGGACCTGCCAAAGCGCGTCGATTGGGACCAGGCTGCTCTTGCCGCTCTGGTGGAGCGCATCAGCGCCGCCGGTGACGATCCTGCCGAATATGTCGATGTCAGCTTCAAGGTACCGGAACGCAAATACGCCGCCTGGCCCGAGTCGATCCGCCAGACCTTCGAGCCCGCCCGTACCGTCAGGACCGGCGCGCTCAAGGTAAAGCTCGAGCTGAACGGGGGTGCGCAATGACCGGCGCGCTTCCCATCATCTCGGCCGATGAGCGTCTGGCAGCACCCCGCAGCATCAAGGGCTGCATCTTCGGCAAGTCCGGCATCGGCAAGACCAGCCTTCTCTGGACTCTCGACCCGGCCACCACGCTGTTCATGGACCTGGAGGCCGGCGATCTCGCCATCGAGGGTTGGGCCGGCGACACCATCCGCCCCAGGACCTGGGATGAGTGCCGCGATTTCGCGGTGTTCATCGGTGGCCCCAATCCGGCGCTGCGCGACGACCAGCCCTACAGCCAGGCGCATTTCGATGCCGTCATCGCAAGGCTCGGCGATCCGGGCCAGCTCGACCGCCACCGGACGGTCTTCATCGACTCCATCACGGTTGCCGGCCGGCTCTGCTTTCAATGGGCCAAGGGCCAGCCGGAAGCGTTTTCCGACAAGACCGGCAAGCCCGACATTCGCGGCGCCTACGGGCTGCATGGCCGCGAGATGATCGCCTGGCTGACCCACCTGCAGCACACGCGTTCGAAGAACATCTGGTTCGTCGGCATCCTCGACGAGAAGCTCGACGACTTCAATCGCAAGGCCTTCGTGCCGCAGATCGATGGCGCCAAGACCGGGCTCGAACTCCCCGGCATCGTCGATGAAGTCATCAGCATGGTCGAGCTGAAGGATGATGATGGCGCATCCTACCGCGCCTTCATCTGCCAGACGCTCAACCCCTTCGGCTTTCCGGCCAAGGACCGCTCCGGTCGGCTCGACACGATCGAGCAGCCGGATCTCGGGCGGCTGATGGACAAGATCCGCAACGCCACGCGCCAGGCTTTCGCCGCGCCGGCGACAACCGCCTTCCCCCAATCCTCCTCCGCAGCTCAAGAACAGGGAGCCTGACCCATGTCGGCATGGAACGATTTCAACGACGCCCAGACCAACACCAACCTGATCCCCAAGGGCACACTCGCCAAGGTGCGGCTCACCATCCGACCCGGCGGTTTCGACGATCCGTCACAGGGTTGGACCGGCGGCTACGCCACGCGCGGCTCGACCGGCGCGGTCTATCTCAATGGCGAGTTCACCGTGCTCGAAGGTCAGTACGCCCGCCGCAAGATCTTCACGCTGATCGGGCTCTACAGCCCCAAGGGTCCGGAATGGGCCAATATGGGGCGCGGCCTGATCCGCAGCATGCTCAACTCCGCCCGTGGCCTTTCCGACAAGGACCAGAGCGAGGCGGCACAGGCCGCGCGTCGCATCTCGGGCTTTGCCGATCTCGACGGGCTGGAGTTCGTTGCCCGCATCGACGTCGGCACCGACACGAATGGCGACGACAAGAACGAGGTCCGTTCCGCCGTCACCGCGAACCACAAGGACTATGCCCCAATCATGGGGCTAGTCACGGCGAGGCCGCAGTTCAGCCCCGCAAGCGCCGCACAGGGAAATGCCTATGCTGCGGCAAAGCAGCAGGGTGCAGCGCCGTCGGGCCGTCCCACCTGGGCACAATAGCGCGAGGGACCGGCCATGCTGCTTCGTCCTCGCCAGAAACTCTTTGTCGAGCGCAGTGTCGCCGCGCTCGACACCCACTCCAACACGCTGGGCGTCGCCCCGACCGGTGCGGGAAAGACCATCATGCTGTCGGCTGTCACCGGCAAGATGATCGGCGATAGCGGCGCCAGGGCGGCGGTGCTTGCCCATCGCGATGAATTGACGGCACAGAATCGGGAGAAGTTCGTCCGGGTCAATCCCGACATCACCACCTCGATCGTCGATGCGGGTCAAAAATCCTGGGGTGGACGGGTCACCTTCGCCATGGTGCCGACGCTGTCGCGTTCCACCAATCTTGCCAGCATGCCGGCGCTCGACCTGCTGGTGATCGATGAGGCACATCACGCCACCGCCGACAGCTATCGTCGCATCATCGATAAGGCGCTGAAGCGCAATCCGTCCTGCCGCATCTTCGGCGTAACCGCCACGCCCAATCGCGGCGACCGCAAGGGATTGCGGGCGGTGTTCTCGAACGTCTCCGACCGGATCCGCATCGGCGAACTGATCCGCTCGGGCCATCTGGTGCCGCCGCGCACCTTCGTCATCGACGTCGGCGTCAGGGACGAACTGGTCAAGGTCAGGAAGACCGCCAACGATTTTGACATGGGCGAAGTCGAGCGCATCATGAATCGCGCGCCGGTGACGGATGCTGTCATCCGGCACTGGCAGGAGAAGGCCGCCGGGCGGCAGACCGTGGTGTTCTGCTCGACGGTCGAGCATGCCCGCGGTGTTACCGATGCCTTCAACGTGGCGGGCGTGGCCGCAGCCCTCGTTCATGGTGAGATGGGTGACCGCGAGCGCCAGGCTGTGCTTGCGGCCTATGCCGCCGGTAACGTCCAGGTCGTCGTCAATGTGGCCGTGCTGACCGAAGGCTGGGACCACCCGCCAACCTCCTGCGTCGTGCTGCTGCGGCCGTCCTCTTACAAATCGACCATGATCCAGATGGTCGGGCGCGGTCTGAGGACCGTTGATCCCAACGAACATCCTGGAGCCGTCAAGACCGACTGTGTGGTGCTCGATTTCGGCACCTCCAGCCTGATGCATGGTTCGCTCGAGCAGGAGGTCGATCTCGTCGGTCACGAAGCCTCCGGCGAGGCACCGACCAAATGCTGCCCGCAATGCGAGGCGGACATCCCGCTCGGCTGTCAGGAGTGCCCGCTCTGCGGCTTTGTCTTCGACAGCATCGACGATGACGGCGGCAATGTTCCGCTCGGCGATTTCGTCATGTCGGAAATCGACCTCCTGAAACGATCGAGCTTCCGCTGGTGCGATCTCTTCGGTGATGATGCCGCGCTGATGGCCAACGGTTTCTCAGCGTGGGCCGGAGCCTTTTTCCTCAACGGACGCTGGTATGCCGTCGGCGCTGCCAAAGGCGTCGAACCACGCCTGTTGTCGATCGGCGAACGCATGGTGTGTCTCGCCTCAGCCGACGACTGGCTGAACGAGCACGAAACCGACGAAAGCGCCCACAAGACCCGGCGCTGGCTGTCGCAGCCGCCAACCGACCGCCAGCTTGCATACCTGCCGACCGACTACCGGCATGATTTCGGGCTGACCCGCTACCAGGCTTCGGCGCTGCTCTCCTTTCAGTTCAACCGTGCCGCCATCCGCAGCCTCGTCTTCGGTGCCGACCGGCAGGACCTGGCGAGGGCGGCATGATGATCGACCCGACGCTCGCCGAACAGGCTGCGATCCGCAGCACCATGAAGCCCGTCGCCGAGATCATGGAGGAGATCGGCTGGCAGACCCGGCTCGCCGATCTTTCGGAGCCGCAGGTGCTCACCCTGATCGAGGTGACCGTGACGGGTTACCAGGACGCACTTCGTGAATACGTCGCCGCCAATCGCACCGCTGATCCCGAGGTGCCGTTCTGATGCTGGACTTCAATCGCAAACCGAAGCCGGGCGAGCGGATCACCAACCTGATCGATAGCGCCCTCGAGGCGGAGCACGCAGCCACGCCGCCGCGCGATTACCTTGGCGGTTCCCGCCTCGGACAGCCTTGCGAGCGCGCCCTGCAGTTCGAGTTCACCGCGACGCCCAAAGACGAGGGTGTCGGATTTTCCGGCCAGACGCTACGCATCTTCGCCATCGGCCATGCGCTCGAAGGCCTCGCCATCAGCTGGCTGCGTGCCGCCGGTTTCGATCTCTATACGCGCAAGGGCAATCGACCCGATGGCGGCCAGTTCGGTTTTTCCGCCGCTGGCGGCCGCATCCGTGGCCATGTCGACGGCATTATCGCCGCCGGGCCTAAAGGCTTTGGCCTCGCCGTTCCCGCGCTGTGGGAATGCAAGACCATGAACGCGAAGAACTGGCGCGCCTGTGTCAAGGACGGCGTGACGAAGTCGAAGCCGGTCTATGCCGCCCAGATCGCGCTCTACCAGGCTTACATGGAAGCCTCGGTGCCCGGCATTTCCGCCGCGCCGGCACTGTTTACCGCCATCAACAAGGACACAGCCGAACTCCATCACGAGCTGGTGCCGTTCGATGCCGATCTCGCGCAGCGCATGTCGGACCGGGGTGTGCGCATCTTGCAGGCGACAGACGCCGGCGAGCTTCTGCCCCGTATCGCCACCAATCGCGATTTCTTCGAATGCCGCTTCTGCCCATGGGCCGAGCACTGCTGGGAGTTGCCCTAATGAGCGACGAGCGCGACGACGACATGACCGCTCGTCCCGAGCAGCCGCCTGCTGGCGAGATCGTTCATTTCAATCCCTGGCGCGACTTCAACGACGCGCCTGGACAGATCGACGTGTTCGGTGACGAGCCCGATCCCGAGCAGATCGCGCAGTTCATGGAGGTGGTGTTCGGCTACTGCGAGGGTCTGATCCCGGTCCGCAGCTTCATCGACAAGGGTCAGGGCTTTGACGGCCGCCCGCACAACATCTGGATCGACGCCGACGGCACGGTTGCCGACAAGATGGCGACCTTCGCCGGCTGGGCCGGCCGAGAGGGGGCCGCCGTCTATGTCATCCCCGGCACCGTTGCTGCCAAGGGTCAGGCCAAGGCCGCCGATATCCTGCAGATGCAGACGGTGGTGGTCGACATCGACACCGGCGGCATCGCCGCCAAGCGCGCTCATCTCGAGCGTCATCTTGGGTCCCCCACCATGGTGGTGGAAAGCGGCGGCACGACACCCGAGGGCCTGCGCAAGGTCCATGTCTGGTGGAAGCTGACCGAGCCCGCCGAGGGTAATGACGTCGCCCGCATCTGCCGCCTGCGCGGTGACATCGCCGCAAAGATCGGTGGCGACAGGCATTTCCGCTCGGCACACCAGCCGATCCGGGTGGCCGGCTCCGTCTATTACAAGAACGGCCTCAAGACGCAGGTGCGGATCGTCGAGCTGAATGCACACCTCGAGCGCGATCTCGAGGAATTCATCGAGGCTGTCACCGACATGCCGCCGGCGCCCGGCATCTCGCTCCAGCCAGACTTCTCCGCATCCGACAAGCCCGCCGTTGCCGATGTACTGGTGACCCCGGTACGCGAGGGCGCGCAGGATGCCTGGTCACGCTTCGAGGGTGCCTCGGCCGCCATCGGCCATTACGTCCGTATGGTGCATGACGGTCGGCTGTCGAAGGACGAAGGCTGGCAGGCAATCTGCGAATACAATGCCGCCATGCTGCGCCCGGCCTGGCCGGTGGAGCGGTTGAAGCGCGAGTCCGACCGCCTTTGGGACATCCATGTCGACAAGCACGGCCCCCCACTGATCCGCCTCGGCAGTGCAGCACCGGCACCGAACGAGCTTCCGACCTTCACGCTCGGCGCGCTGCTCGACGATACCAGCCCCATGCCTGGCGACATCATTGCTCCGCGCGTGCTGACCCCGGGCGGCCTCCTGGTACTCGGCGGTGCACCCAAGGTGGGCAAGAGCGACCTGCTGATCGCCTGGCTGGTGCACATGGCAGCGGGCGTGCCCTTCCTCGGCTTCACACCGTGCCGGCCTCTGCGCATCTTCTACTGCCAAGCCGAGATCCAGTACCATTACCTGCGCGAGCGCATGCAGCAGATCGGTCTGCCGCCGGAACTGCTTGCCGCCGCGCGCGACAATCTCGTGGCCACACCAAAGCTGCAGATGCTGCTCGATGCCGAGGGCAGCGTCCGTGTCGCTGCGGCGATCCGGCGTGCCTTTCCGGCCGAGCCCGTCGACGTCATCTGCATCGACCCGATCCGCAACCTCTTCGATGGCGGCCCGGATGGCGGCGGCGAGAACGACAATGCCGCCATGATGTTCTTCCTGAAGGACCGGGTCGAGACCCTGCGCGACCACATCGATCCCGACTGTGGCGTCATCCTCGTCCATCACACGAAGAAGCTCTCAAAACAGCAGGTCAAGGACGACCCCTTCCTGGCACTCTCCGGCGCCAGCGCGCTCAGGGGTTTCTACTCCACCGGTCTCATCCTGCATCGGCCCGAAGAAGACTCGTCTCAGCGCCGACTGGAAATCGAGCTGCGCAATGGCCCGGCATTGCCTGCCAAGCTCATCGACAAGGTGAATGGTCGCTGGGTCGAGCTCAATCCGATGAACGAGCGGCTGGTCCGCGCCGAGGTCGGCGCCAGATACGACGCCGAGCGCGTGCGCAAAGGTGATGTGATCCTGCAGCTGCTTTTCGATGAAGCGGAGGCTGGGCGCCTCTACACCGCGCTGCAGTTTGCCGAAACATTTGAGAACAAGGCCGGGCTCGGCGGCAAGGACACGATCCGCGAACGGATCAGCGTTCTGGCCACCAAAGGCTTCGTCAAATTCGTGCGCGACGGCGCACCTTTCGCGCTGCCAAAATCAAAGTCGAAATTCGGCTATCTCTGCGTCGAGGGCATGACGTTCCCAACCGGTGAAGAGGCTGCCGACCCCAGAACGGGCGAGATCATGCCCGTTCGGATCAAGGTGCTCCCCACCACCTACAAGTGCCCTCACAGCGGCGCGGCGCTTCCGGTCGAAAATCCGGACGTCTGGGTCTATCCGGAGGACACCGAATGATCCTCCGGCATCGCGTCTCATCTTGCGCAGAATTGCTTGGCTTCAAGTTGGGAGAGTTGGGAAATCGGTTCCCAACTATCTGCGCTTCATCACGCCCGGTCTCGAACCGCCTCGCGTCAGCAAGTTGGGAAGACCGTTCCCAACTACCTTTGATTTCCTTCGCTGGCTCACGCGCTGTCGCTCAGCTTCAAGTTGGGAATGCCGCGCCGGATTCAAGCCTTCACAACTTGATTTTAGCAAGCAATCCCAGAGCTTTAGCCGTCATTTCAAGTTGTGGGGGTGAAACCCACCCTTACAGGGTGGGGAGGAGGACGCCCAGCGCCAGCGCTGGCGTCTCCTCCTCCCACGGCCCGTTCGGGAAGGTCTGCGCGCGCCGTCAGCCAGCCAGCAACAAGAGGTCAACCATGAAACCACGAGACGTCGTCCACGCGCTCGAGTTTGCCTGCCCACCGGAGATCGGCACCGTCCTTCTGCGCGAAGGGCAGCGATACGAGCTGCTCGAAGTCCGCCCGCATGTCCGCCGCGATGGGAAACCGACCTGGCTTCTCGTCTGGCAATCTCACTGCGCAGAATGCGATCGCGCGTTCGAAGTCATCACCGGCCTCAAGGCTCCCCTCGGCAACATCAACCGTCGCTGCCCAACCCATCACAGTCCGGGACGAGCCGTCTCGGCCGCCGGTGCCCAACGCCGCAATCGTTTCCTGCGTCATCTGGCGGCTCGCAAGCGATGAGCCCAAACCTGCCGATCCGACGACAGCGGTCCCGTACCGCCAAGCACCAGACCGCCGTCGTCTTCCACCAGACCAGCCAACCCGAGAAGGAGACCGATCATGGCTGACCCGACTCTGCGCATTGCGGACCGCAGTGCAATCCCCGCGCTGCCCTTCGCGATGACACCCCATCGCCCCATCCTTGCCCTCGATCTCGGCACCACCACCGGCTGGGCGTTGCGCGACGCCGACGGTCTGATCACCAGCGGGACACTGTCGCTGCGCCCGGGTCGTTTCGACGGCGGCGGCATGCGCTATCTGCGCTTTACCAACTGGCTGACCGAGATCGACCGGCTGTCCGGGCCGATGGCCGCCATCTGGTTCGAGGAGGTTCGTCGTCACGCCGGCACCGACGCAGCCCATGTCTATGGCGGGCTGATGGCCACGCTCACCGCATGGGCAGAACTGCGCGGCGTACCCTATCAGGGCGTACCGGTCGGCACGATCAAACGCCACGCCGCTGGCAAGGGCAATGCCGACAAGGCAGCGATGATCGCCGCCGTTCGCGCTCGAGGCTTTTCGCCCGCTGATGACAACGAGGCCGATGCCATCGCCATCCTGCTCTGGGCGATCGAAACCAATGGAGGCCTGGAATGATGCCCCGGTCCGCCATCCTCGATCGCGCGGCGCAGGTGCTGGATGCCCGCGCCGAGACCTACGGCCCAGCCGCCGCATCCTTCGCAGCGGTCGCCGCACGCTGGTCGCTCACCCTCGGTCGCACCGTCACGCCGGCCGAGGTGGTGCTGTGCATGATCGACCTCAAGTTGGTCCGGCTGGCGCACGATCCTGGTCACCGCGACAGCCTCGTAGACGTCATTGGCTATGCCTCCCTGTTGCCGGAGGTGCAGCCATGAAGACCATGAAGTTCACCCCTCGCGGCTATGGCGGGCACCGTCGCGACGCCGACGAGGTTAAGCGGGACGGCTGGCACGATCAGGGCCTGCTGGCGGTCTCCATCGACGATCATCGGCTCAGCTGGCCCGAACGCGAGCTGGTCCGGCAACTGGGTGAGCGGCTTTATGGCGCGCGCCCCACGCAGAACGAGGTGCGCAAATGACCCAATGGACGCCCAGCCTCGTCGAAGCCCGGCTCTCCGAAGCCGCCTCGGTGTTGAAACGCCTGCCGGAGCCGCGTCGGCAAGGCTACTTCAACACCTGGCCGGACTATTTCCACGAATTCGCCGACCTCGTAGGCCAGGAGCCGCAGCCGATGCGGCTCGTCCCATCGCCCGCCGCCATCAGCCGGATGGAGGAAACGCTGACCTGGACGGTCGGGCTCGATCCGACCGACGGCAAGATCGTCTGGCTGCGTGCCCATGGTGAGCGCTGGAAGACCATCTGCTGGATCGTCGGGTTGCACCGTACCGCCGCCCACGAACACTGGCTTTACGCGCTTTGCGTCATCGCCTTCCGGCTTAACGGGCGGCGGCTGAACCGCAACCTGTCGAAGCGCAAGGTGATCGAGCTGGCCGGATCGGCGCAGAGCTGAGCAGCGCCGAGGAAAGTGTTCGGCGAACACTTTTCGAACGGACAAAAACGGCGGATCAGGCTAGGTTTCTGGCTAACCTCAGGCGAGGCGCGCGCAGCCGCTTTCAGTTCGATTTCCGGGTCCTTCCTGGCGAAAACCCTATGCTGGCGGGCGAAGCGCGATGGATCGCCAGCGACAGGGCCGGATTTTTGGGAAGCCACCCGGTGACCGGATCCACGCCAATCCCGAGAAATCACCAACGAACACGCGCCTGATGGCCGGA